CCGCACTCTGAGCCAGAAACCCCCCAACGCACATTTGGGCGACATGGACGGACCAACGAATCTCAACGCGGTTGGGCGCGAGGCATACGCACGCGCCGTTGTCGTTCTGCAAGCGACCGGAGAGAACCCGGAGCATTCGCGCGACGCCATCGAGCGCTACGCGCGCGCATGTGACGACGCGGCGGAGCTACGCGCGGCGTGGGAACTCGACGGCCGGCCCGTGTACGCGGTTGGCTCGACCGATCAACTCATTGTGCATCCGATGGTCAAGGGGTTGCGCGACGCGGAGGCGCACGCCGCCAAGATGGCGGAGCCGTTGGGACTCACGCCGGCCGCCCGCGCGCTGCACAAGCGCGTTGCCGGCGCGCCTCCCGGCGTCGGTCGCTCCGAGGACCGCAAGCCGACCGATCTACGCAAGGCGGCGTAGCGCGGAGAGCCGGACTTACTCCCCGCGTCGTGGCGCATTACCACGGTTGCGACCCCAATGGGGCTACGCGGGACGCCTTTGCAGCCGACGTTACGAGCGTCGGCGCTCTCCGCGACGCGGAGCCTACCAAGTGAGTGACTACGGCGCATACGAGTGGACGGAGGTTGACGCGTTCGCGACGTTCTGCCGCGACGAATGCGTGCAGTCCATCGACACGTTCGACGGTCAACCGCTCATCCTCGCGCCGTGGCAATACGCGCTGTTTGACGACGCGATGCGTTGCAACGCCGACACGGTGCCGTATTGGAACTCCGTTGCCATCGTCCTGCCGCGCAAGAATGGTAAGACAACCATGTTGGCCGCGTACGCGCTGTACGCGCTCATGTGTCGGGAGGGGATGCCCGAAATCCTGCTCTGCGCGTCGAGCGACAAGCAAGCCGGCCGGCTGTTCGATGCGGTCGTGTCGTTTGTCGTGCGCAACCCCCGGTTGCAACGTCAACTCATCGTCCGCGAGTGGATCGGGGAGATTAGCCGCGCCGACCGTGGCGGCAAGATTCTGCGCATGTCATCGAGCCCCGAACGGCTCCATGGCTATAACCCGTCGCTGGTCATCGCCGATGAGGTTGCGCAATGGCTGACGCCAAGTCTCCGGCGCGCGTGGGCGGCGCTCACGACGGCGGGCGGCGCGCGTCAGCTAACACAGACGTTCACCATTTCGGTTGCCGGCGCGGCGCATGAGCGCGAGGAAGGCATCCTAGGCCGGCTTATCGACGCCAACGAACGAAGCGGCGCGGTCGAGCAGAAGACGGAAGCGCTCCGTATCTCCCGCAACCACGAAGCGCGCACGCTGGTTTTCAACTACAGCGCCCCCACGGTCGAGCGCGACGATATCGACGCCATCATGTCGGCGAACCCCGCCGACTGGATCGACCGCAGATACATCGAGCGCCAGTCGCGCAACCCCGAACTCACGGACGCCGACTTCCTGCAATTCCACGGGTGCGTGTGGAGCGCGGCCGAAGACGTGTGGCTTGCGCCCCGGCATTGGGACGATATCGAGCGCGAGGGCGACCCGATCCTCAAGGGCGAGCGCGTGGCACTTGGTTTCGACGGGTCGCGGTTCATGGACTCGACGGTCCTAGTCGCGTGCCGGCTGGAAGACGGTCTAGTGGCAGTGCTCGACGCGTGGGAGCGCCCGGAGGGCAAGGCCGGCCGTGGGTGGGAGGTCTCCGTGCCCGAGGTCAACGCCGCTATCGAGGAAGCCATGCACCGCTTCCGCGTTGTCCGGTTCTACGCCGACCCACCCTATTGGCAGACGGAGATTGCCGCGTGGGCGCATGAGTTCGGGGACCGCATCGTCATCCCGTGGGCGACCAACCGCATGACACAAATGTCGGCAGCGGTCGAGCGCTTCCGGACCGACGCGATAGCCGGCGTCCTGTCGCACGATGGTGGCTCCCTCTTGCGCCGGCACGTTCTCTCCGCGCACATGCGCAAGGTGCGTGTCGGCTACTGGATCGAAAAGGCGTCGGCGCACTCCCCGGACAAGATCGACGCGGCGGTTGCTGCCGTGCTCGCCTACGAAGCGCGTAACGACGCCATCGCGGCCGGCCTTGGTCGTGACCGCTCGCGCGTCCCGGTCTCGCTCTAGCTATGCCCATCGTTCAACTCCTAGCGGCCATCAACGGCGGCACGCCTCAACCGGCGGCGGAAGCGGCTCCGGATACCGTCGCCTATTGGCTGAATCGCTTGTGCGCGGCGCTCGATGAGCAAGCCGAACGCGCGATCTTCTATGAGGCGTACTACGCCGGCGATCACCCGATGCAATTCGCTACTGCCAAGTTCCGCGAGGCATTCGGGTCGCTGTTTTCCGAGTTCGCGGACAACTGGTGTCCCGTCATCGTTGACTCATCGGTCGAGCGGTTGCAGGTGCAAGGCTTCCGCTTCGGTACGGGCGAGGACTACGAAGGCGACGATGCCGCGTGGCAAATCTGGCAAGCAAACGAACTCGACGCCGACTCAATCTCCGCGCACTTGGAAGCCATCAAGACGGGGACCGCCTACGTCATCGTGGATGCGGGCGACCCTCCGCGAATCACCGTAGAGCATCCGTGCGAAGTCATCGTCGCGCACGAACCCGGCAACCGGCGCTTGCGCGTTGCCGCGCTCAAGCGGTGGGTCGATTACGACCGCGTGCAGCATGCGACGGTGTATCTCCCGGAGGGGACGTACCGGTTCGTGTCGCAGAACACGGTGTCGGAGCATGCGTCGCAAGTCGTGTGGGAGCCCGATTCGCCCGAGCGCGTTGATAACCCGTTCAACCGGATTATCCCGGTACTCCCGATGCGCAACAACCCCGGCATGCTGTTGGGTGGGCGTTCGGACCTTGACCCCGTTGTCGATATCCAAAACGCCATCAACAAGCTTGTCACGGACATGTTGGTTGCGTCGGAATATGCGGCGTTCCGGCAGCGGTGGGCAAGCGGCATCGAGATTCCGATTGACCCGGAGACCGGCCGGCCCAACGCGTCGCGTTTCCTCTCGGCGGTCTCGCGCATGTGGGTTGTCGAGGATGAGAACGCCAAATTTGGCGAGTTCGACGTAACCGATCTACAGAACTACGTCCGCGCGGTCGAAATGCTGATTCAGCACCTAGCCGCGCAGACTCGCACCCCTCCGCATTACCTCACGGCCGGCCTAGGTCAATGGCCATCGGGCGATTCGCTCAAGGCGTCCGAGACAGGATTGGTCGCGAAGGTCAAGCGCAAGCAAATCGACTTTTCGGAGGCGTGGGAGGAAGCAATGCGCCTCGCGTTCTACGCGATGGGCGACATGACCAAGGCGCAAGCAACCGACGCCGAAGTGATTTGGGCCGATCCCGAGTTCCGTACCGAAGGCGAGCGCGTCGATGCGCTGGTCAAGATGGCGACTCTTGGCGTGCCCGAGGAAGCGCTATGGCAACGGTGGGGAGCGACCCCGCAAGAGATTGAGCGTTGGCGCGGTATGGCCAACGACCAAGCAGTCCGACAGGGAATCGCGAACGGCGCGACGCCGACGATTCCGCCCGGTACGACGGTTACCGCGACGGTGCCCGTACCGCAAACCCCAACCCCCTAATAGGACGCGATGACCGAACAGGGAACGGCACCCGCGACGGGTGCCGAAACGCCGGCCGGAGAGGGCGCGAAGCCCGACCAGCCAACTTCCGCTACCCCGGAGCCCGTGCGCGATGCCGGCACCGGGGGCGACCCCGACGCCGAACAGGACGCGCGCGACGCGCAACTGGCATCGGAGGAAGTCTTGCGAGCGCTCCGGTCGGAGCGACGCCGCAACCGCGAACTAGAGCGAGAGACCAAGGCGTTCCGCGATGCCGCGAAAGCGGCGGAGGACGCCGGCAAGTCCGACATGCAACGTGTGACCGAGGAACGGGACGCACTGCTTGCACGCGTTTCTGAAATGGAGCGCGCGAAGCAAGCCGTAGACGTGGCAACCGAATTCGGCGTACACGAATGGGCGGACGAACTCGCGAAGGATGAGGACACGCGCGCGATGCGTGCCCACGCTCAACGAATCCGTGACCGGTTGGGGCGAACCTCACCCGGCATGGACGGAGGCGTTCGCGGCATGGGCGTTCCGCCTAGCCCGCAAGGCATGGACGACATGATTCGTGCGGGAGTAAGGCGTCAGTAGCTAGCAACTACCGACGCGAAAGGAAGTGCCGGCATGGCCGGCGTTTACGACTCAATGATTACGCGCGGCGATGCCGCGCCGCTGATTCCGGAGCAAGAGGCTACGGAAATCATCAAGGCGGTTCCGCAAGCTTCGGCTGCAATGTCGCTGCTTCGGTCCGTCCGCATGTCTACCAAGGTTCTGACGCAACCGGTCCTTGGTTCGTTTCCGCTCGCCTATTGGGTGAACGGGGATACCGGTCTCAAGCAGACGACGGACGTTCTGTGGAACGGCATTACGTTGACCGCCGAGGAAATCGCGGTCATCGTGCCAATCCCGGAAGCCGTCATTGCCGATTCGGCCTACCCGATTTGGGCGGAGGTTCGCCCGCTGCTCGCGGAGGCAATTGGCATCAAGCTTGACCAAGCGGTGTTCTCCGGCATCGACAAGCCGGCAACGTGGCCCGCTGCCATCGCGCCGGCAGCGGTTGCGGCCGGCAATGAGAACACGGCCGATAGCACGCCGGAGCAAGGCGGCATGGCCAACGACCTGCTCGAAACGTTCGATGACGTGGAAGAGGACGGATACGACGTTACGGGCATCGCGGCACGCCGCACCATTCGCGGCGCGCTCCGCAAGTCGCGCGACACGACGGGGCAAAAGCTGCTCGACGTGTCCACGGGCGAGGTCGAGGGAGTGCCCATCAACTACGTGGGCGCGGGTGTCTTCGATGACACAACGCTTGCCATTGCCGGGGACTGGACGATGGCCATTCTCGGCGTGCGGCAGGACTTGACGTGGAAGATGCTGGACCAAGCCGTCATCACAGACGATACCGGCAAGGTTCTACTCAACCTCCCGCAGCAAGACTCCGTTGCCATGCGCGTTGTCGCGCGCTTCGGCTACGCGCTCGCGGCACCGATCACCCGTGTGGAGTCCGACAACACGGGCGACCCGTTCCCGTTCGCGGTTCTCCATCCGGCCGCAACGCCGTAAGGGAATTCCCATCGTGTCCGGGTCCGCTCCCGACACGTCGCGCCAGCGCCCCTCTGTTGAGGACGTGGCCACGCTGTTGCGTGCGCGCACGAAGGATGCAGAGGGGCGCGAGGTCGGCACCTTCAACGAAGACACGCGCCCGACGGCCGAAGATGTGGAGACCCACATTGACGCCGCCATGGGGTTGGTTGGCGTGCGCTTCCCCGGCGATATCCCCGATGAGTTTGGGCCGGCCTTCGCCTCGCTTGTCGCGTATCGCGCGGCAATGCGCATAGAGAAAAGCTACTTCCCCGAGCAGGTTCGCTCCGAGCGCTCGCCATACGAGGAACTACGCCAAGAGTACGTTGACGATTTGCAAGCGCTGGTTGACGCCATGGAGGGCGCAACCGATGACCCATGGGGCACTCCCGGCCGGCGCGCATGGTCGGAACCCACACCGACGTTCCTGCGCGTCTACGGGTCCGGTTGGGGATGGTGGGACTCACCCTTCCCGCCCGGTTTCGATCATTGGCCCGAACCGGAGAACCCCGCCAATTGGCAGAACCCCTTTCAACCCCCGCGTGAACCGCCGCTGCCGGAAGACCTTCCGGTAGGTGATGAACCGGCGAGTGGGTGGCCGGCGTGAGGGCGAAGGTCGAGACCGACTCGCGCGCGGCAGAGCGCATGCTGACCAATCTTGGCAACGCGGCGCACGAACAAAAGCCGGTCATGGCGCGCATGGCGCAGGACACGGCTAAGCGCATTACCGGTATCCCCGTAGACACCGGAGCCCTTGAGCAGTCGGTTGGCGTGCTGCTAGCCGAAGCGCACGGCTTCGTGGTCGGGACCAAAGGCGTGCCGTATGCACGCTACGTCTTCCGTGGGACTCGCTATGTGTCGGCTCAACCGCCGAAGGTTCCCTCCGACGTTGGGGCACGCACGGCGCATGCCGTTGGCTCCAACCTCATGCACGCCGCCCGCCGATGAGTGCCATAGACGTTAGGTCCGTGTTCGGCCGGCTGGTCGGCGCGCACCATGTTGAAAACGCTGTCGTCAACCTGCTCGATACGTGGGTTGACGAATACCTCGCGCAGGTTGAGCGCATTTCCTCCGAGGAAGTCAACTCGATACAGCGCCCCCGCGCGGTCCGGGTCAGTAGCGAGCAAGAGAAGATGCCGGAAGATCAAACCCCGGCGCTCATCGTCGCTTCGCCCGGTCTCACCGATACCCCGTGGACCGAAGGTCCCGATAAGTACACGGCACGTTGGGACATTGAGGTTGGCTTGGTCGTGTCCGCGAAAGGGATCACGGAATACGGCTCCCCGCGTGCGCTCCGACTGGCGCGCATGTATGCGCTAGCGGTTCGCGCCATTGTCGTGCAACAGGTAGACGCGGATGGCGTCCTATTTCGGCGTGACTGGATAGACGAACGTTACGACACGTTGGATTCGATAGATGACCGCACCATTTGCCTCTCGCGCGTGCGGTTCTCCATCGAGGTTCCCGACACGCTCACGCGCTCCGATGGTCCGCTTGAGCCCGGAACCGGTCCGTTCCCCGAACCGGCACCGGATTGGCCGGTCGCGATTGACGCGGACATTGAGGTTCAAAAGTACCCCCTAACGGAGGATTTCGACAGTGAGGCGACTCCTATCGAAACACGCCGAACTTATCGGCGGAACGATGGTTGAACCCGGCGCAGAGTTTGACGAATCCAACGCGGATGAGGTCACGCTAAAGCGCTTGGAAAAGGCCGGCCTATTGGGCGATGCAGCAAAGCCGGCGTCTAAGTCTGCGGCTTCCAAGACGGAGGACAAGAGCTAATGCCGCGACCCGGAACGGACGTAATCATCACAGACGGTTCCGGCCCGAGCGCTGCCGTGCTCGACACGGGACAAGCGTTCATGGTCGGAGTGACCGAACGTGGGCCAACCGACGAAGCGCTCAAGCTGGTTTCGCTTCGGCGCTACGAAGCCGCGTATGGGGAACGCGAAGGTGGCTCCCTCATGTACGACGCGGTTAGCGCGTATTTCTCCGAAGGCGGAGGCGTGCTCTACGTGTCGCGCCTGTCCGGTCCCGATGCGGTGCCGGCCACTATCGCGTTCGGAAGCCTCACGGCCAACGCGAGTTCCCCCGGCGAGTGGGGCAACGATGTGACGGTCTCATCCGTCGCGCCGGTCACGTCCGCTGAGACCCTTGCGGCCGAACTCGCGGCCGGCGAAGGCGTGGTCGTGGTCGTTGAGTACCAGGACGTGCCCGTAGAGCGGTCTCCCGTCCTGTCTGACGCCGATGCGCTGGTCGCGTGGGCCGACAAGTCGTCGGCGTTCGTGCGCTTCGTCAAGGGCGCGGACAACGTGATCCCGCCGGCCGGCACGACCGCCGACCTTGCCGGCGGCGTCGATGACACGACGGTTGATGGCGACACCGTGACGGCGGCGCTTGAGCGGTTCGACTACGCGCTTGGTCCGGGGCAAGTGCTCGCGCCCGGACTGGTCAACGATGAGGTCCACACGGCGGTGCTCGCGCACGTCAACACTGCCAAGCGCGTGGCCGTGCTCGACGCGCCCGACGACGCCGACCCCACCGCGTTGGGCGCGAGCGTTCAGGCGCTCTACGGAATCACGGGCGTGCGCTTCGCGTCGTTGTGGGGGCCATGGGCGGTCTACCCCGGACCCGTGAGCCCCACAACCGTGGTCATGCCCTACAGCCCGATTGCGGCCGGCCTCATCGCACGGCTCGACCGCTTCGGGAACCCCAACGCGGCAGCGGCGGGTGCCGATGGTATCTCGCGGTTGGCCGTGGGGTTGGCGCAGAATTACACGGACGTTCAGCGCGAAGCGCTCAACGAAATGGGCGTTTGCCTCGCCAAACCGGTCTATGGCGACATTCGCTCCTACGGTTTCCGCACGGCAGCGGGACCGGACGATGATAATTGGCTTTGGT